TGTGCAACCTCAACATTCAAAAGTTCCACATTAGTTTCTACCAATGTTTTAATCAAACCTGACATAACCTCAAAGTCACGAGATTTTTCAGTGGAGTTTGCTATAGTATTTAGATCGCCAACTGCGATCATACCACGTTCAATCAACTTCACTAGATTGGCCTTGACATATTCTCTCTGTGATTCTAGTGCCACGATTTCTGCGGCGACAGCGTTGGCCTTTAATTCTGCCACAGAACTATTTGGGTTTACTTCTTGAAGTTCTACATCAAAGATGGAACTAAGAGCTGCTTGTACTTTAGGTGTTGTCATAATGAAGGATCTCCAAGATTAGGAGTAATTGTGACCCAATTTTCATCGATGGAATACGGATCTTCAATTGCTGCTGAGAATGGGTTTATCACAGCAGTATATTTGTTATTATTGCTAACGCTGATGTTGACCTGTTTGATAACCTGTGCATCATCTCCTGCAGCAAAGTGACCTTCTGAATCTATCGAATTGAGAATTGGACCGTAGTAATAAGCTTTCATAGAAAAGCTATATGTACTGATGATAGTTCTTGTAGATTCAAAAGAACCAGAATATTGATCATCTGTGTTTACACCATTCAATATCATTGGAATATCTTGTATCAGTACTGGATCTTCCAACATCTTAATAGACAAGTTCATATCAGGTGAGAAAAATGGCAGAATTTGCTCCATAATTTGCAAATTGTCTTCTACACTTTTAGTATATGAGTACAAATTAAATGATATGGTGTACGGCACTGGGGTGTAGTAATAAATTGATCTGTTAGCAGAAGAAGAAACTACTTTTTGCATCTTGTTTAGCTGCCGAGATTGATCATAAGTAATGGAAGTAATTTCAGCTGATAACCTAGGGAGTAGAAGCATTGTATCTTCGTTCAAGCCCGGATCTTGTGTGAGACGAACTATAAACTTTTCTTTGCTTAGAAAAGAAATTGGGACATTTACAATCTTTTTAGATACTCCGGTTGCATCTCTATTGCGGATAAATATATTGGAAAAAAGCCCACAAAAAGCTATAACAAGATTTCTTGTTGTGCCATGGTAAAATGGTGTATTGGTTATCATGTTTAAGTGCCTGCAAATGGATTAGATGATGAGAAGTCCATAATCTTTATAAACTCTTGCTTAATTGAGTCATTGTCACCAAATCCGCGCGTATCATCATATTCTTTTGATACAGAATATTCTTCAAGAAGCAAATAACCACCAGAACCTTCTAGCTCAATTACACCCGAGCCAGATTCTAAAGCAAAACCCATATCTAATCTATTCAAGTTAGCACCAAAGTATTCATCAACCTCGTTATAACCGGTTTCAAATTTTTCATTATTGAGTTGTACTAATTCGCAGCGTAGTGACCATACATATTTCTTTTGCAATTGATACCATCCAGGTTCCTCATCTTCGACAAACATGATTGTGTACAAAGCTTTGGAAAACGGAAGATAAATTAAATCCCCTTCATTTGGTCTCCATGCAACTTTTGGATCTCTTGTCGAGGGAACAATCGGTACTACGACTTCCTTGTATCTTTTGCGTGATACTATAAATGACATAGTATCCTGAATTTCCATACCGAATTTTGAAAGAATCTCGGACTGGCCCCCAGCACCTTGAAAATCTAAAATATACATCTCAATTTTTGCATATGTATCAAAAGATGAAAGTACATCCTCACCGAAAATTCTATCTAGCTTATTAATAGTTCTTGGTATATAAATTAAGTCAATCCCTGCTATCTGAATTGCTTCTATATTCATTGCTTCCACTAAATTCTGCTCGGAAGCATAACCAACGTTGGCCATCTGAAAATACGGATTAGTTGCCATTATCTATTGTCTTGTTTATGCAATTTTATCTTTTGGAGGGTAAACTTGAATTATTTGATTTTAATTGATTTAAATGAATCAGTCATTGCATCAGTTTTTTGTTTAGAACCAGAAGATGATCCATAAAAATAAGAAACTACTTGCTGAGCATTTGCAGAAATATACCCAATTATTGAACCAATAAAACCGGACACTGCTGCTACTATTGATACATCTTTTACGGTAATGCCCCCTTGAAGAATCTGATACGATCCATACAAACTCATACTCATCGTCAACGCAAATACTAACAATATAACGACACCAAGCCAGAATGTTTTGTCGTCTTTATATTTTCGAGCATCTTTTGTATCATCGACATATGCAAGTTCTTGAGATGCAGAAAGTTTGGCGTAATCGAAACCGATTTTTGCCATAGTAGCTTCATGTTCCTTATCAATTTTTCGCATCTCAACAATTTTTTCCGGTGTAAGTCCTGTAAGAACTGCCTGTTGGACTTCAGCTTCGGATTTATCTCCAGTGCCAAAGAAAATGTTTGAAAGCGCCGTGACGGCGGTTCCGGCAAGAGGACCCCCAAGCATAGTAGCGAGTGTTGGTGCAATTGCACCAACAGTTTTTTTCCAGTCAAATTCTGTTGCCATTTGATACCTCTTTTGATTATTCTACTCTGTTTGCAATCCAACCATAGGTGAATCGTTCGTTTTTTGGTGAAGCCTCGGAAATTTCCATATATCTAACTGCTCTCTGAGAGTTTATTAATTTAATTATAACCGATTCACCGAGGGTACCTCTCAAATTTAAGAATTTTTTTAGCGAAGTTATAGTCATCACCCCAAGCACACCATCAACTGTCATATCTGGGTAAGCAGTACCACCATTATTTAAGACATTTAATGCTCTTTGTAAGAATTTAACACCAGTTGCTGGGCCCATGTTGATACCTATATCCGTTAGCATTAAAGCAATAGATTGAGATATAAGATATATTTGATTAAACTTTGGTTGAATCCAATAACGTTTTCTATAAATTTCTTTTGCTATATCTTTCGTAAGATCTTTCATTTGGCCAGTATAACCAAAAGAATTAGCTACAAACTTAGTTATACCAAAATTTGTTTCTCCCCCAGAATCTGCTGGATCAAAACTATAATTTCCTTCTTTTGAAATTACCTCATCTAAAAAAACTTCAATGTCTTTCATAATTACATCCTTTAAGATAAGAACCCAATAGGCAATTCCATATATGAATCTCGGATTTCTTGTTCGGCCGCGACAATCTCTGCCTCTGCTTGTGCAATTATCGTTGTTGAATCAATCGTAACACCACCCAAGAGTTGGATACCAGAATATTTCATTGTATTATGGCCCCACTGAAGTTTAATTTTGGCAGTAACCAATTTCTTGAGCATACGGTCATTATAGATACTTGTGAATTCTTCTGGATCCAAAATACGATAGCACTCAAATATCAGGAAGTCACCAGGATAAGCCATAGACCAATCAAGATCTAAGAATACTTTACCCATCTTACGATTAAATCTAAGAGAATCTACGGGTCGTAGAACTTGATCTATCAGACTAATGTGTTCCATTAACTGTTCAAAATAAATCATTGACGAAGAACTCAAATTCTGAAAAGTTGACATGATTACTTGATATTTCGGATCAAAAATAAATTGAGACGAATTATTACCCTGAAACCACGGAATTGCTCTAATAATACCAGTAACCATATCTGAGATCGGTACAGAGCCGGTTTCAAGATCACCTTGGACTGAAGATACAAATTCGGCAACCGATCCTGTTACTTGTCCAGTCAGAATTGTTCCTGCGGTTATAATAGCACCAGGAATTTTACTTGAATTATATATTGCTCGAACAATAAATTTAGTAGAAGAAGCAATTGAAAGTATACTAAAATGAGTACCATCGGGTGCAAGTACTATTTCGTTTGGTATAAAGCCAGCAGTTGTGCTTACAACTACTTCAGTGCCAACCAGTTGATGTTTTAGATAGATTCGTTCTGTGCCGTCATAGTGGAAATCTTGGAAGAACTGAAGTGCTTCGTCGACACGATCTTCTATTTGCTCGGGAGCAACCTCAATATTGATTAAAGGTTTCCCGAGTTTCCTTAATGCGTATTCGATTAGATCTACTTTTGATGATATTGTCATTAAGCTGTCCTTGACCAGTAGTTTTGCATTTGAACTCTGTCAAACGATGTTTCCGAATTTCTTATGTTCATGCCTGAAATGATAGTAGGTGAACTAGAGCCACCAGATACATTATTAGTAGTATTTAATACCACTGGAGCTGCATTGGTTGCCGCCTCTTTTGCAGCATCTTTAATATCTTTGGTTTCAACAGACTGAGCTATTTCGGACGTTGTAGTATTTTTAACAGCTTCAGGTATTTTTACTATCTTAGATTTATCTACCTTGACACCACGGTCTTCGAAGAATTTAGCAGATTTAGCAGTAAGAGTACCTTCTTTGACTTTCTTCTCATAAAGATCTTTTACTGATTTTTCATCTGCTTCTTTTTGTTTGTCTTTAAAAGAATTACCAAACCAACCTTTAACGGTTTCGACGCCGCCAGCAATATTTTCCTGGATATTAGTATTTTCATTTAGCCATTCACCCGCTTTATAACCAGCGTATCCTGCGGCTCCAACTGCAGCTGCACCACCGGCAAACTTTGCTACAGTACCTAACATTGCTCCCCCTGGAACTTTGGGAACACCTTTTGGTCCAGCTTTATCAAGAAGTCTGTCAAGTAATGACGGTGAGTTTTTCTGATTCTTATTAACAGAATCTGTCTTGTTTTGTAGTTTTGTCAAAGCAGAATTAGAAGAGGCTGGTGCTACTTTTCTTGCTTCGGCCGCAAGCTCATCTGAGCTTGCCTCAGCTCTGGCTCGGTCTTCTTCTGCTTGTTTAAGGAATTGATTGGTAAGCTGTACTGCATCTAAAATAGATTCGTTGACGGAAACTTGTTTCGTTTCTGATGCTTCGAATGTTTTTAGTGTAGTTTCAAAGTTTGATGCGGATTCTGTTTTCTTTGGTTCAACAGCTGCATCTAACATTTCGGGGCTTATGATTGGCAGACCAAGACCGGGAGTTACAGATTTTCCACTAGAATCCAACCCAGCTGTGAAGCTCTTAGATGGCTGATTCGGTTGGTTAGATTCAATCTGTACTGGATCAGTAGTAGAATCAAACTTAGTAACTAATTCTTTGGTATTAGCTTCAATATTGTCAAGTTTTTCTATTACCTGGTCGGAAGATGTATCAGATCCATCTTTTCCGGGTTCACCGGTCTTACCTTGCTTAGAATCATCTATTGCTTTGGTAACTTTTGCCTTATAGTCATCAAAGTGTTTAGAATATTTCTGATATATATCATTAGTCTTTAATTCTTGTTCTGATTGTTTCTTGACATCTTTTGTCAGTTGATCAAGAATAGAAGCCATTTTCTTCTTAATGTCTTGATCGGAAGCATCTTTACCTACTTCTTTTCTGACATCATCACCGAAACCTTCTTTGGAAGTAGATTCGATGAATTTAGCAGCAACCTGTTTAGCAATACGAGTTGTATTGACTTTGGTTGCTAGTGCTTTACCGACTAGTGGTGAGCGTTCGGAAATGCCTTCGATGGCTCCGTCCAGAATAGTATTTCCGACAGACGATGCAGCCTTATTGACTCCGGAAAATGTTCTGGACGCTAGGTTTTGAATTGTTTCTTTAAACATATATTCTATTTAATTAAAGAATTATATGTTTAAATCTGCCGATGTAATCAAATTGACTATTCTTTAGTAGTTCGGGTCAATTGATTTGTCATATTCAATCTTAACAACGAAAGCGTTTCTGTTTCAAGCGACTCAAAAGTAGAAACTTCTTCCTCGTACTTTATCAAAGCTTTCATATCGTCGGAAATATTGATAAGAGACTCAGATGGACCATTAATGCCATTTGCATTACGAGTGAGACGCTGTTCGAAGTGATTACGCTCACCAGCTTCAAACTGCTCGCGAGTGAACTTGGGTAGCGCTTTAAAGTGAGTATACAAACACTCTAATTCTTTAATTGCATCATTTTTCAATTTCTCTGTGTAGTTAACACCAGCATTGAGCTCCTCAATCTCTACCTCTGCTCGCATCTTATCCCACTTAGATACATCCGGAGACTCAAGCTTTTCTTGAAGTTCTCCAAGTGTGATAAGACGTTTCTTTTCGCCAAAGTAGTTCTCTCTTAGTGCTCGAAGTTTAGCATGCATTCTTAGACCGATTGCTCTATAGGCACGCTCAGGTGTTATCTGAGAGGCTATTACGAACACTTCGTTTTGAAAGTTTGAGTTTTCAAAAGGAATATCAAAGAATGCATTTTCTAGTTCTGTGATAGCTTTATTTGTATCACATAAAGTGCTCAAATGCTGTGCTTTATCTTCATTGTTAATCATTTATAAATTTCCATTCGCAAATATCATTGATTATTACTTTACACTAAGAATGACAGCAAAACTACTTTCGCCTACACTAAAATTAGTATCACGATTAGAGGGTAGCTTTGCGAACATAAATTCTTTTATAGTTGATGTACCAGATACTATAGTACCCTTTAAACATACAAGATACTGAGTTTCGGCTAATGGATTTACTGTGTAATTACCATGATTAAAATTAACTAAATCTAAAACATTATTGCCAATAGGGTTAATTGATATGCAAAAAGCTCCTGTAGAACTAGCAGTAGCAGCAAATTCTTGACCCATGTACTGAGAAAAATCAACTATTTGCCCTTCTCCAACATGGACAGTATCATCTCCAATAACGAACGATACTGATCCAATGGGGGTATATACAAACTGTGTTATAGCGCTAACTACATTATTTTTATATACCTCTACGTGATTTGACGTTGCTGCATTGCAACAGAGTGTCGCAACTCTGACATTTATAATGTTCGTAATAATCATAATTGCACCTCGTTGTTGTATATGCGAGGATTGTTTTCCTCTACTATAATATACTCAATCTGAGTAGCGGCTGGTGATACGGGCTCTATTCTAATAGGTTTAGATAATCCAGGGGTATACTCTGGTGGGTTTGGCGGGATATCTAATAATAATCGTTCACCTAAATCGACGTCATGTAGTGGATTTGTGGTAAAACATGACTTAGTAATGAAGCCCATCTCATTAACTGAGGAGTAGTGATTTATCATGTCTGCCTTTATAGGTATGGGGTTTGAACTTCAGCAAGAGGATTGATCCCGCCGCCTGGTAGATTCCGGTCGGCTTCTACTGAAATGGTTGATGTGTTAAAATTAAATAAAACCATATAATAGGTGCTCGTCGCTGTCGCGGCGTTTTCCACTTGAGTCCCTATGTATGCAGTGGTTTCGGAGTTAACTGTAGACATTGCACTATGCTCAGTCGGAAGGTATGCAACATAACTGAGAGCAGTTTCAGTCGAAAAATTGATACCGTCTATCCCATAAGTGGGATAGTGCTGGTTGTGATCTGTGCCACCATTTGGGCCAGCTGTTCCAGCAATAAAATATCCGATCGTCGCGGAGTTGGCTGAAGACTTCGGCGGACGAGCCTGAGATATTACTGCAGAAGGGTTATTTACAGTCTCAGTGGAAAAGTTAATACCATCTATTTCCGAATAAAAATAGTAAGTATAGACCTTGCCGTCAACGGCTGTGTTATTACCTCCGCCGACATATCCTTTAGCACTGGAACTGACGCCTGGTGCTCCAAGTCTGGCAAGAACTAATGCCGCAGCAGGATTTATTGCAGTATCTGATGAGAATATAATCCCATCTATCTCAGTCGTAAGTACAATCTGCGAACCAAATGGAGCATATGTCCACCCTCCTGTCCAATAACCTCTAGTAGTAGAGTTTAGGCCAGCGGTTGGACCTCTAGCGACTGCCAAAGTTGCGGCCGGGTTAATAGAAGTCTCAGAGGAAAAGTTAATACCATCAATTTCATTGACAGCTACCTCGTCCAGCAAGGCTGCAGGACCCCCACCTATATATCCCTTAGCACTAGAACTAACGCCTTTTCCAGAGTGTGTTGAAGATACGCCTGCTGCTACATCAGTATAGACGTTAGTGTTAAAGTCTACTTTTTTAGCTGTATGTAATACAAAAGTGGCAACAAAGAATCCTTTGCCCGTATGCGCGCTCTTACCCCATCCATTGGATAATGATATTGCGCCTGATGCTACACCAAACAAAGTACGTACATTTGCATTATTCAGTGAGATATTAGCTGTAGCGGATAAACTTAACTCAACGTTAACTTGTGAAAGGGATATCGCCCCAGAAGAAGGTAGTGCCATGATTAAAAGAAGTACCTCTTAGTTCTTAGAACTTCATTAGCATTGATATTAATTGTAAAACCAAGCATACCTTTTCCAAGTCGCGAATACTCTAGTGTAGCATTCATCACAATTATCCTTGACTGTTAAGAGTATCAAATTTCAAGTTTTTAAGGTTTTCAAGAAATGTATTATATGCTTCTTGACTGAAGTTCGGTGACTCTGGGTTTAATTCGCTTGCAGCCCAGGCCGCGGCCGCCGCGGCCGCTTCA